ACAACTGGTGCTGGCGCAAACTTAATTGCAACAGGCATTCAAGGTACAAGTGCAAACGTTAGCGTAGACACTTCAAACAATATTACTGGTATTGGTTCTATTCGTGCTGTTGAAATTACAAATTTTGGTATCGACTATAGTGCGGCCAATGCGTCAGCGGCCACTATTGGTGACGGAAACGCAATACTAAGCCCAGTCATTTCTGGTTTAGGAATTAGAGAAGGTGTTTTTCTAGATGATGATGGTAAAATTGATTACAAAATTATTCAAGACTCATACTACTATCAAGATTACTCTTATGTTATCAAGAGTGGATTAACTTTTCAAACGTATTCAGATACATTAAAATCAATCATCCACCCTGCTGGACTCATATACTTTGGTGAGATTCAGATTCTTAACGATCTTGACGTTCATGCAGAACTGATTAATAATGCAGACATTCACAGAATGCTTGTTCAGATATTCACGCATCTTACTGTAGGTGCAGAGTATGAATTCTCTAGTATTAATTGGACAATTAAAGTTGAAGCACCACTCATTAATATTAGCACAGACCTGTTGGATGTTCAAGAGTATGTTATACACTTGGTTTCTGAAGGTGATGAAGAAACAGGAATCACAGATGTTGGTGTTGTAATCAATCAAGACGATATCAGACATTCATTTATTATTCAGACTCCATTTGAATTAGATGTAACTTCAAATTCTGCTACATTACCGACAACAAAATTTGTTATTTCAAAATTCGATATTGTTCCTGCTTATGGCCAAAATACATATGGCAGTTTGCCTCTGACACCATTTGGTGTATATGGTGATGACTTTGGATCAACACCAATTTCTGTTTTGCAAGACGTAAGATTTAGTGATTCATATTCTGAGAATCCAGCTTATCAATCTATATTGAACTTATTCATCGACAATACGATTGACGTTTCTACTCTATCAACAACAACAAGACTCAAATACGAAACATTTGCTGTTAGCGGAACAATACCAGTTTTAGAATCTATTATTGTTACTGAAGATTTGGACATTGATACTGAAATACCAATCTTCCTTACACTCAATGATGTTGGCGTATCTATGTCAACTGAAATGCAACGTGAGTTGCCTGTATTAGTTGTTGAAACATCATCTCTCAACATCAGTAAAGAATATGTATTAACAAATCATGCAATTACGTTGAAAAAGTATGGCTCAGTTTTATTGTCTGAGTTTGCCGAACTTCCTATCGTAACACATGCAAATACATTTTTCGATGAATTTATTGTATTGCCATCAAGTTTAGTTGATATTAATGTTGAAGCTGATATTATAGTTTCTTTTATTAAACCAGAATCTATTGCATCTGCCGAAAACTTAATTTATCTATACAAAATTGATTTGGGTGATGTTGCGATCAATGAAGTCTTAAACGAAACGTTTAATGATATTATACCTCAGAGTGTATATGAAGGACTATCAGCAACATACGAAACTTCAACGTTTGGAACAGTATACAATTCACAGCCAAAACAATATCAAGAATACGTTAAACAATTATCAGTAACAACGACAGACACTTCAACAGTAGACGTTAAAAGAGAATTTGTTGTTGGTAGACACGCAATTCAACTAAAGAGATATGGCGAAGTTTTAATTGAACAATTCTCATCGGATTCAATATCAACATTACAAGATATTGAACTTGACGATTTTATATATGGGCCGAATGATGCGTCCGATATGCGCGGAGAAGTTAGTATTGCATTCTCTTCTGTTTTACCAGCAAAAGGTTCAGCACTTAATATCATATCATTATATGATGTTGCATTGAGTGATGTAATTATTAGTGAAGTTGGTAGTAGCACATTTACCGATGTGACACCCCAATCGGCATATGAAGGAATTTCAACAACATTTGAAACATCGACACTTGAAACTTTAGGCTTCAGATTCCCAAGAATATATCACGAATACGTTAAACAGTTACCTGTAACTAATGTTGAATTGAACAATCTATCTGTAGATAGAGAAATCGTTGTACGTGCTGAAGGACATGGATTTAAATACAAGTTGTATAATGATGAATTGTTGTCAGACTACTCTTCAACACCAATATCTACATTATCTGATATTAGATTCGATGCAATTTTGGGTGAAGTATACGATGCGACAGTCAAAATGTCTCCGTCTCCATACGCAGAAGGACAAGCGGCGAAGCCAACTTCAACTGACATATTCAGAGGCGAATTTATACTTGATATAGCAAGTCCTACTGACGGCCACTCTCTGCCATACGATGGAATTCCAATTGAAGCAATTGGAGATTTATTAATATCGGGAACGTTCTATGACAGGCCATTGAGTTTGGAAACTTTTGGTACAATATTCCCAACAATATATACTAAGTCTAATTATATAAAATATGCAAAGATTGCGGGAACAGTTTCTTCTGCAAATGCAGGATTTAATACATTATCGCTTTCAACATTTAGCACAACTGCAATCGATGTGATTGATGATTCGTTACTTTCAGGTTTAGCTTCGATAGTAATTGGTTCTGGAACAGACTTTTCTAACGAGTCTTTGCCGCTCGGCTTTGCTGTGGGTAGTGTATTTGTTGCCAACAATGAGTATTTCATAGTAGAGAGCATTGCAAATACCACATTTATGATAACAGATAGATTACCAGCAAGCCCATTTAGTGGTGTTGTTGCATACAGGATTCCAGCATAAAATAGCCCCCTAAATAATGGTAGACAAGCGCAAAATCAACAAAATTTCAAAAAACTTTGTATAAATAAGTAAATGAAAAACAACTTTAAGTACAATATTCACAAGGAGAAAACCACATGGCATCAATTGTAACCACAAAATTCAGAGTACACAATGCAGAACAGTTCGCTGAAGCATTTTCTGAAACATCAAATACTATCATGTATTTGTTCATCGGTAAGAACACGGCATTCCCAGACGATAATAACCCACCAACACCAGTAAACTCGACAGCAAACGTTGAGTACACGCCATGGCGTGACATGTATGCGGCCAAGCGTATTACTACTGCTGACGTAACACACGCTATTCCAAGATATAATTGGACATCCGGCACAGTTTATGATGCATATAATGACCAAGACACAAACTTGCTTGAGTCTGACGATTTTTATGTAATTACTGAAGACTTTAATGTGTATAAAGTTTTGAAGAATGCCGGCGGAACAGCATCAACGACAAAGCCAACAGGTGTATCTACAACGCCATTTACAGCCGCTGACGGATACATCTGGAAATACATGTACACAGTCACAACTGCTAAAGCGTTGAAATTTTTGACAAATGACTATATTCCAGTGCAAAAACTTGATTCGGATGATGGCACAGACCAGTGGGATGTTCAAGCGGCCGCAATCGATGGTGGTATTCACGTTGTCAACGTAACATCAGGTGGTTCTGCTTATGGTTCCGCTCCAGCAGTTACTATTGCAGGTGATGGTACAGGCGCTACAGCTAACTCTACAATTGTTGCGGGTGTTGTTACCGCAGTTACGATTACAGCACCAGGTACAGGATACACAAGAGCGCAAGTTACGTTTGCTTCTGGTGCCGCTGCCGCCACTGCTGTAATCTCACCAAAAGGTGGTCACGGATCTAATGCAGTTGAAGAACTTGGTGGCAAGTACATCATGCTTAACGTTCGTTTAGACGGCACAGAATCTAATACATTCTCTACAGCTAACGAATTCCGTCAAGTTGGTATCGTTCGTGATCCGTACTTGTATGGCACAACTACAAGAGCAGTTGCATCTTCTTTCAGACAGTCATTTAAGTATCAGTTGTCCAGCATCTCTGGCACATTTACACTAGATGAAACTGTCACTAGCGGATCTAACACAGCAAGCGTTGTTGAATTTACAACACCTAACTTGTTCACTACGTTGCCGTTAAACCTTCCGTTCGCTAACACAGCAAGCGTTTCTGGTGGCACATCAGCCGCTTCTGGAACAATTGCAGTTATTACAACTCCAGGTTTACAACCATATAGCGGCGACATTATCTATGTTGAAAATCGTGTGCCAATCTCTAGAGCGGCTGACCAAATTGAAGACGTTAAACTAATCATTCAATTTTAATTTTAAAAAAACGTAGGTTTGAAAATAAATGGCAAATACAAATCCTGGTGGTGTGGACTTAGACACCAGTCCATACTTTGATGATTATGATGAAGATAAGAAGTTTGTAAGAGTTCTCTATCGTCCTGGACGTGCTGTTCAGGCTAGAGAACTCACACAAGCACAAACTCTTCAACAAGTGCAGACTAGACGCTTTGCTGAATATTTTTTCAAGCAAGGCGCACTAGTTGACGGGTGTGAACAAAATCTAGATTTAAATTTAAGTTTCGTCAAACTTCAGCCTACTTATAATGGTAGCACCGTTGCTGTTGCAAATTTTGTTGGTAGCATAATTTACGGTGCAAACAGCGGTATCAAAGCATACTCTGGGCTAGTTACTGATATTGATGGTGATGATCCAAAAACATTGTTTATTAGTTATGCAACAAATGGAACGCAAGTTCTTACAGTAAACGTTGCGCCATCTACGCTTCAAACAGGAAACACAATTACTTTTTCAACGGGTAATACTGCTACGATTGAGACATTTTATACAGACCCAATTTCTGGTGCAATTAAAATCTTTGTTTCAAACACAACCGGAACATTAACTGCGACAACAGCAAACACGACATTAAGCACTGGTGCAAATCAAGTGCTTAATATAACAAATGTTTCAGACCAAAGTTCAAATACTTCATTTGCAAATTCTGAAACTATCTTTACTGCAAACACAACAGGCAGATCATATGCATTAGCCGCGGCAACAAATGCAGTAAGAAATGTTGTTGACGAAGGCCTTGCAACGCAACAAATTTATAACTACGGCTCTAAGATTACTGTTTCTGAAGGTGTCGTATATGTTGCAGACCATTTTGTTAAACATTCCACACAAACAATTATTCTTGATAAGTATTCAAACGAACCATCTTATAGAATTGGATTAGTTCCAAACAAATCTTTTGTTGATTACATTGAAGATCAAAGTCTTGTTGACAATGCACAAGGCACACCCAACGCACAGGCGCCTGGAGCAGATAGATTCAAGATTGATACAACTCTAACAAAAATTGCGTTAGATGCGGTAACTACAGATGAAAACGAATTCATCACAATTACAGAAATTGAAGATGGTGTTACTAGAAAAAGAAAAGCAATTACGGTAGACAGCAAATTAGAAGAAGTTCTTGCAAAACGTACACAAGAAGAGTCTGGCAATTATACTTTGTCTGATCCGATTGTTTTTGTTCGTGAACATTTGTTGACTGGTGACAATGCAGGCAGATATACTTCTGCTGAAGGTGGTAATTCAGATTTGCTTTTGGTTGAAGTTGATCCATTCACATCCTATGTGTCTGGTTATAGAAATCAAATTATCACAAAAACTCCAATTGAAATTGAAAAGGGTCTTAGCACAGCTTATGTGCAACAGACTAAAACACAAATCAATTATGGACAATATATTGAAGTCAAAGAAGTTGTTGGTGCATGGGACATTATGGAATCAACTACTGTTGATCTATACGATACACCACAGCAAGTTATTACAAACTTAGCGCACTCAACTGCAACCGCAGCCGGTAGTGCAATTGGTACTGCAAGAGTTCGTTCTATTGAATATGTGAGTGGTGTTAAAGGCACTGCTGATGCAAGATACTATTTGTACTTGTACGATATTGTAATGAATTCAGGAAAAGATTTTAAAGACGTTCGTTCTGTTTTTGATTCTGCAACACCAAAACGATTTGCTGATATTGTGACAACAACTGCCGGTGCTGTTTTGCAAGAAACATCATTTGGCACAATGATTTTTCCATTGCCATATGATGCAATTAAAACTGTCCGTGATTCATCAGAAAACGTTGAAACTGCTTTTAGATTTAAAAAGAAATTTACTGTTTCATTCTCTTCTGGTGTAGCTACAATTGCGACTGATGCTGTTACAGAAACGTTTGTTGGCACAGACACATTAAATGCGACACAGAAAAATGATTTCTACATGGTTGTTGTTAACAATGCTGGCGCAAACGTAGAAACATCTGCGTTGACGGGCACTGTCACTGTGGGTGCATCATCTACTGCTGTTACAGGCAGTGGCACACTATTCACATCACAATACAATGTCGGCGATCTAATTAAAATTGGATCAACTACTACGCATAGAATTGCATCCATTGCAAGTTCTACAGCATTAACTTTGGCAACAGCGCATGGTGCTGGTGCTACTGGCGTTGCACATACTAAAATTCTTCCATCAGGAACAATTTTGTCTCTTTCTGCAAATGGCGGAAAAGGAAGCACACGAACAGTTAGTGTTACTTCTCCAGGTACTGCATCTATTGATGTTCAAGAAAATGCAACATTCACTGCTGATGTTATTACATCTATGGATAGAGCAAGTGCTAGAGAAAAAGTTAAAACATTAAGTTTCCAAACACATGCAAATATCCAACCAAACACACATCCAAATTTGTTGTCTGGTCCGTTTGGTTTAGGTGTTGGTGACATATATCAGTTACACGCTGTTTATCAGTCATCATCATTTGGAATTGCCGCTACTACAGCAAATACAGACGTTACTGCAAATTATGTGTTAGATAACGGACAACGTGACTATGCATACGAACACGGAACAATTACACCAGTTGCTGGTTATGTTCCAACAGGTAGATTGTTAGCAGTATTTGACCACTTTACACACGATACATCTCAGGGTGTTGGATATACGTCAGTCAATTCATATCCAGTTGATGATGATGCAACATCAAATACTACAATCACAACTGGCGACATTCCTATATTCACAAGTCCTACGACTAAGAGAGTTTTTAGGCTTCGTGATTCTATTGACTTTAGACCAATCAAAACTGCAAATACATCTTTGAATCCAATTGATGTTGGCACATATCAAATACCCACATTCGGATTACGTATTCCAGAATCTGGGTCTGACTTTGACGCAGATTTGATTTACTACAAAGGCAGAATTGCTAAAGTATACATTAATAATGCTGGTGTGTTTGGCATCAACGATGGTGTTCCAGCACAAGCTGGTAATCAGAGAGCAGAATCTCCACCAACTAAGCCAGACACATTAGAAATTGCTGAACTTAATATTCCAGCATATCCTTCATTGCCATCAGATGTAACAATTAGATTGTTGAAAAACAAACGATTTACTATGCGTGATGTTGCAAGAATAAATGAAAGACTTGAAAGACTTGAATACTTTACTGCATTGAGTTTCTTGGAGAAGCAAGCGACTGACACCACAGAATTAGATAATGATGGAATAGACAGATTTAAGAATGGTATTCTTGTTGATCCATTTACAGGTTGGGCTGTAGCATCTACGTCTAATGATGGTAAAGATTGTGCTATTGATAAGAAAAATAAATTATTGACATGTTTACAGGACAATACAAAGACTGCTGGTCTTCGTTATTCTACTACGGCGCCTTTTCTTTCAACAACAACTAAAAATTCTGGCAACAAAATTATGTTGCCGTATACTGAAGTTGAAGCAAAGGGATTAAAACAAGATAAAGCATCTAGACAATTAAGACTTGCTGAAGAATTAAACTTTATTTGGAATGGTGACTTAATCGCTGTACCATTCACAGACAATTTCTTTCAGACTACAAACGATCCTACAAAATCAGTTGTTTACAATGATGACCAAGGTGCAGATAACTGGAAAGCATTAGTTGAAGCATGGAATACAGAAGTTGCACCACTAAATCAAAAATGGCTTGGTGGTCCAACTGGTCAAAAGACAACAACAGACACAAATCAAAGCACAACGCAAGTTGGTCAATTTAATGTTACTACAGCATTGCGTACAGTAACACAAGATGCATATAATCAATTAGCCGCAGGCAATCAAACAACATCGTCTACACAAGACGTTAAGTTTGATAGAGTTGTTCAAGTTGAAGCCGCACTTAGAATGCGTAAACGTGAGTTTGTTATTCGTGCTAAAGGATTAAAAAATAATTCTAGAGTTTATGCATTCTTTGATGGCGTCAACGTTACTGCAAATTGCTATCAAATTCAGTTAATTGGTGCATCTACTACAGCAGAAACATTGAACGACAAGTTTATTCCATCTACTGTTGCTGGTGATGGACCGATTCTTGGTGACGAAAACGTTACTTGGAAAGCTATTGCCGATGGATCTTTATCACAACCATTTATTGTTAAAAACAATGAAATTTTCTTGTTGTTTGAAGTTCCAGCAGGTAAATTTTTTACAGGTCAACGTGAATTCAAAGTCACAGACAGCCCTACGAATTCAGATGGCACAACATTAACTAGTGCAAGAAATATAATTTACTCACAAGGAATTTTACAAACAACTGGTTCATTCACGATTAACTCTCGCCCGTATAACGTAATATTTAATGGCGCAAATAATATTAAACCATTGGGTAAGAGAGTTGTTTCCCAACAAACAGTTGAAACAAATAGAGTTGCAATTCCTCAACCTGCGCCTGCAGGAAATACTGATCCATTGTCTCAAAGTTTTTATGTTGATCCAGATACATTTACAAAAGGATTCTATTTAACTTCTATTGATCTGTTTTTTAGAACAAAATCACAAGAAGACACTAGAAATGTTAGCGTTCAAATTCGTGAAATGGAAAATGGATTTCCATCTCCACAATTTATTAGCATGACAGACGAGGCACTTGTTAACAACAAGAACATTTTAATTAGTGAGGATGCGTCTAAAGCAACTAAATTTACATTTAGAAATCCTATCTATTTGAGTCCTGGTAATGAGTATTGTTTTGCTGTTAAGCCAGACAATAATGATCCAGATTTTGCAATTTGGGTTGCCGAATTAGGTGCAATTGACATTACTAATCCAGACAAACAGACTAGAATTGAACAAGCATATAATAGCGGAGTATTATTCACATCTCAAACGGATAGAACATGGACAGCAAAACAAAACATTGATATGAAATTCACAATGAGAGTTGCAGAATTCGATACTTCAAGTAAAATTGCATATTGGACTAATATTCCACAAACAACTGCATTTACTTACGATGCATTGACTCCAGCTATTAGCGATCAAGTTCTTCCTGAAACAAGTATTACGTATGATATCAAGACTGCTGACAGTTCATTTGCAGTTGATTCTGATTATACTACAATTAAGAATTATGAAAGATTGGTATTGCGTTCTAGAAAACAAATTTCTACTACGGCTTCAGAAACAACAAGTGGATTTAAATCTTTGCAAGTAAGAGCAACATTGTCTACAAGCAATAAGTTTATTACGCCATACATCGATAATGAAAATATTTTGTTTCACTTTGATAAAAACGTTATCAATAATTTAGACAGCACAGCCGTAAACGGAACAGTTGAATACGCTTCTGGCAATAATGTTGTTATTGGCACTGGCACAACTTTCCTAACACAAGTATTCCCTGGTGAATATGCATATTTCGGTGACGAATACCGCAGAGTTTCTTCAGTAACAAGTAATACAGTTTTAACTGTCGTAAACAACTTTACTACATCAAATGCAGTCAGTCAAGCAATGACAACTCGCAATGAAGAAAATCCAACTGGACCATATTCTTCACAGTCTAGATACATCACTAAAGTTGTGACGTTGAATGACGGATTTGAAGCCGCAGATTTAGTTACTTATTTGAAGATCAATCGTCCACCAGGAACTTCAATTAAAGTTTATGTTAAGTTGTTGAACGAAAACGACACAGATGCGTTTGACGATAAATTCTATACTCCTATGGAATTGGTTGGAACAGAAACGTTTACACTCAATCAAAATGAGTACAAAGAAGAAAAGTATGTTGTTCCATCTGTAGCAAAAACTGGTGGTTCTGAATTACTTGCTGGCACAGTTGCAATCTCCAACGTATCAACAACGGTTATTGGCACATCTACTCGCTTCGTTGAAGACTTGAAAATTGGCGACACAATTGCTGTCGGTACTGCTAGAACAGAACGTGTGGTTTCTACGATTGCAAATAACACATCATTGACAGTTGAGTCTGCATTCTCCACAGTTGCTTCTAGCCAAGACATTTTCCGTGTTCTAAATAATGTAGTTGCATATACAACACCTGATGGAAGAACATTCCAAGGATACAAGTATTTCGCAATTAAGATTGTCTTCTTGTCTGGCAATCCAAGTTTCGCATCAAAAGTTAAAGATTTGAGAGGAATTGCACTAGCATGATAGTAGAAAAAATTCTAATTGCCGAACCTGTCCGTGGGTTCACAGAGAGAGACAGGAATTCTAAAGCAATTCTAAATACGGATATTGATTCTCTCTTAAAGTATAAAATCCAGAAAAGAAAAATTTCTGATATAAATAAGAGTACGAACGAAATCGCATTGATTCGTGGAGAAGTTGACAAAATCAAGTCAGACCTCGGCGAAATCAAACATCTATTATTAAAAATTACTAAAGAGAGAGAATAACCATGACAACACCATCACAAGTAGCGTTATCAAACACGTTTAACGAATTCAGACAGTCATATAATGACGCCGCAAATACGGTAGATGCATTAACTGCTGAAGTTGCAACTAGAGTTCCGCTGTTTGCAACAACATTTACTGCAACATCTATCTCTTCAACTAATGGTGCAATCACGAATCTCACATCAGCATCACTAACTGCTGGACGAGTGCCAGTTGTTGGAACAGCTGGATTGATTGTAGACGATTCTGGATTGACATTCAATACAACAACGAATACACTCACATCTGGTAATCTAGCTGTTAGTGGAACATCCTCATTGATTGGAAATGTCACAGTCAATACTGACAAGTTAACTATTACTGCATCAAACGGAACAATTTCTGGTGCGACTGCAAACGTTTCTGTGGCAACAGTTAAAGCATCAAGTGCTGTTCAATCAGGTTCTCAAGTTACAGGATTTTTGACAGAAGCTAATTCTGATGAAGCAAAACACACATTCATCGGCGCCGCATCTTCTAACGATGCGATTGACGTAGCGGTTGTTAACCAAAGCACTGGTACATTAGCATACTCAGAATTCATTGCAATGAATAATACGGGTAACACAGACTCTGGTTGGGTCTCAATGGGTATCAATAGTTCTAACTATAATGATCCAGATTTTGCATTGACAAAGAAAGATGACGCATATCTTCTCTATGAAGCACCTGCAGGCAGTACAGGTACTGGTGACTTAATTATTGGAACAGGTGCTAACGGCACATCTAACAAAATTATTTTAGGTGCTGGTGGTTTCTCGACTGGTAATACTCAAGTAGAAATTACACCAGGTGTTAAAGTTTCTATCAACATTCCAACAAACTCTTCTAGCACAACAACAGGTGCGTTAGTTGTTAGCGGTGGTATTGGTCTTGCTGGTAACTTGAACGTTGGTGGTAACGTAACAATTACTGGTGCGATTAGCTTGCAAGGTTCTGGTAACACAGTTTCAACATCTTCACTATCTGTTACAAACCCTATCGTGTTCCTTGGTGCAAACAATGCATCCGACATTCTTGACTTAGGTACAGTTGGTGAGTTCAAAGAAGGCGCAACAACAAAGTTCACTGGTCTTGTACGTGACGCAACAGATAAAGTTTACAAATTGTTCTCAGACTTAACTGCGACACCAGCTAACACAGTCAACTTCGGCACAGCAGGTTTAACTTTTGCGCCACTAGTTGTTGGTTCAGCTAACGTTGCAAACACTACAGCATCTTCTAGTTCTACGACTGGTGCGTTGACAGTTGCTGGTGGTCTTGGTGTCGCAGGTAAAATTTACTCTGGTGACTATGTTTTTGATGCATATGGTAACTTAAGAACATTGCCACAGAATGCACAGTCTACTTCATACACAGCAACAGCCGCTGACGTTGGCAGATTCATTAACACTACGGCAGGTGTAACGATTAATACTGGTGTATTTGCAGTTGGTGATAACGTTACAATCTATAACAACTCAAGTTCTTCAATCACAATTACTCAAGGTACTAGTGTGACATTGAGACAAGCTGGCACAGCAAGCACAGGCAATAGAACTCTTGCACAACGTGGCGTATGTACTGTTCTATGCGTTGCTTCTGGAGAGTTCGTAATCAACGGCGGAGGTTTAACTTAATATGTCTATACGAAACATGATGATTGGTGGCGCAGGCGCAAGTCCGCCTGACGCACCAACAGGAGTAAGTGCAGGTAGTGCAACCGCGACCACGATGAGTGTGTCGTTTAGCGCACCAGCTAATAATGGTGGTTCTGCAATTACTGGCTTTACTGTCACATCAAGTCCAGCTGGTGGAACTGCAACTGGTGCATCTAGCCCATTAACTGTTACTGGTTTGACAGCATCTACAAGCTACACCTTTACAGTTACTGCGACTAATGCTATTGGAACTAGTCCTGCAAGTAGTCCAAGTAGTGCAGTTTCAACAACAGCGGCTGAATTATATGCTTTCACTTCGCACACTTTTACAACTGCAGGTGCTGGCGGTGACGGTTCGACTGTCCAACAAGGGCCAACCCTTTCTAACTGTCGTAGTGCGTACAGTACAACTTGGGATGAAAATTCTTCTTATTTTACCATGACATACTTAGGCTATCAACAATGGACTGTTCCGAAAACAGCAACTTACAGTTTTCAACTCGCAGGGTCGGCAGGTGGTTGGGGTGACGGCGGGGCCAGCGGCGGCGGTAGTACCACTGATTATGGTGGTAAAGGTCGAATAATAAATTTTCACCACGCTTTTACTCAGGGAACAGTACTTAATATTGTTATCGGACAGTCTGCTAGTAATGGTTTCAACAACAGCAATTCTAGAAGCGGTGGAGGTGGAGGTGCTACTGCTATTTTTCTTAACGACGGAACATTAATTGCTGTTGCTGGTTCTGGTGGTGGTTCGTCTTCTGGCGCAGGCACGGCGGGTAGTGCCCAGTATGCGGTACTTAACGGCGGTGCGGCTGGTGCTAGCGGCACAGGCACGTCGCCCGGACAAGGTGCAGGCGGCGGAACTTTTGGGTCAGCTTCTTCCACAATAACTGGGCTGACTCAAGGACAAGGACAAATCAACGGTGCGGCAATTAGTCCGTTTGTCACATCGCCCAGCACGTTGCTTGGCGTCAGTTATTATGGATGGACAAATGCCGTTCAGTATGGTGGTTACGGAGGTTTTCCTGGAGGCGGAAGCGCCGCAGATAACGGTACCGGCGGTGGCGGCGCAGGCTACGGTGGTGGTCAAGGAGGCGGCAGCCAGAATACCGGTTTTGGCGGTGGTGGAGGTTGTTTCACAATTGGCACAGCAACCAATGCTTCCGATGGTGGAACAAATGGATCACCTGGTTCTCATCAGAGGCCCAATGGATATTGTATTGTCACTCAACTATAATTTTAACTGCGTTTAAATATTATATTAACAAAACCCACCTTCTCGGTGGGTTTTTTACTTTCTGCCTTATTATAAATAGAAGATGAAATTCATTAAGGGGCACAGTAAATGAGTACAAGCAAACCGGCATCAAGAGAAGAATTCAAACAATTCTGCCTTAGAAGACTAGGTGCGCCTCTCTTAGAGATAAACGTAGCTGACGAACAAGTTGAAGACTGCATAGAGATTGCATTTCAATATTACTACGACTATCACTATGACGCAACAGAAAAAGTCTATCTAGCACACGCAGTCACGCAAGAAGATAAAACAAACAAGTACATCACAGTACCAGATGCTGTCATTGGTGTGATGAACATCTTTGACATTGGTGACAGTTATTCTACAAACAATCTTTTCAATTTGAGATATCAGATTTCATTGAATGATTTGTATTCATTCAATACTGGTCCGTTTGCGCCATACTACATGGCATTCCAAAACGTTGCAATGGCAGAAGAACTGTTTGTTGGCAAACAATCTCTCCGATTCAATCGCCACATCAACAGAGTTTACATTGACATGTCTTGGGACACAAAAGTAACTGTCGGTGAATTCATTATCATTGAAGGATATAAGAAGATTGATCCAGACACATTCACAGATGTGTACAATGATAGATTCTTGCAAAAGTATTGTACTGCACAAATCAAAAAACAATGGGGTGAAAATCTTAAAAAGTTTGAAGGACTTTCTATGCCAGGTGGTATCACATTCAACGGACAGAAAATCTGGGATGAAGCTACAGACGAAATTCAAGCATTAGAAGCAGAAGTCATTAGCACATATTCTTTACCAGTTACTGACATGCTAGGCTAATCACAATGGCACGTAATCGTTTTTTTAATCAATATACTCCTGTCAAACAGGAACAAAGTCTTGTTGAAGATTTAATTATCGAATCTATCAAGATTTATGGTATAGATGGTTATTACTTACCAAGAACGCACGTAAATTTAGATAAGATTTATGGTGAAGATGCGTCTATGCTTTTTGATGATGCACTTGAAATGGAATTGTATGTAAAAAGTTTTGATGGTTTTGCGGGGCAAGAAGACTTTCTTTCAAAGTTTGGTCTGCAAATTGACGAATCAGTCACATTTGTTATTTCACAAAAACGATTCACACAATCATTAAAAACATCTATCATCACAGAATACTCATATAACATGTTAACTGAAGATGGAGATGAATTATTAAGTAACAGAAATGATGTATCAGAGTATGACTACGATGCCATTGTGAGGCCAAGAGAAGGTGACATGATTTGGATTCCTATGTTTGCAAGCATGTATGAAATTAAATTTACTCAAAACATTGAGAATTTCTTTCAATTAGGTAAACTCTACACATACGAACTCCGTTGCGACAGAATTGAATACTCTAGCGAACGTATTAATACTGATGTTGCTGAGATTGATGGAATCGAAGATCAATACAGTTTGTCAACTGCTAATCGTGAGAAATTGCTTGACGAAGACGCTTTCTTATTCTTGCATGAAGATGGCACATTTGTTGTCAACGAAGCTGACGTTGTTGTCGCAGCCGAGATTTCAGCAGACAATGAAGAGATTGGTCAGAAAATTATTGACGATGACATTCTAGATTTCTCAGAACAAAACCCATTCTCATTGACAAGGACTTTCTAATATGATGTTCGGACACGACTTCTATCACGGAACGCTAAGACGTTACGTAATCATGTTTGGTAATTTGTTCAACGAAATTCAAGTTGACAGATACGATTCTGCTGGAACTAAACTTCAAACTGTCAACGTTCCAATTGAGTATGGACCAAAACAAAAGTTCATTCAAAGAGTGACTAGCGATCCTGAGTTGGATCGCCAAATTTCTACTACATTACCAAGACTTGGATTTGAGTTTACCAGTATGTCATATGCGCCTCAACGCAAATTAAACAGCGCACATAAAATATCTAGAGGTGTAAATACTGGAGGGCTAGACTTCAATTATATGCACACACCTGTGCCATATGACTTTAATTTTTCTTTACATGCACTTTT